GCATGGGTCTTAACTGGCAGCACTGCAATCGCATGGTGTTTGCAGGTCTTAGTTACTCGTTTGAGCAATACTATCAAGCGGTTAGGCGATGCTGGAGATTTGGCCAGGTTAATCCTGTTGATGTTCACATCGTCATAGCAGACAGCGAGTCGGCGATTACGTCGGCCATTGCTCGCAAGGAATCAGACTTTGACGCTATGCGTTGCGGCATGGCTGAGGCGATGCGTGACTCAACGCTTGCTGAGTTCGGACTAAGAGAAGGAAAGCGGGACTACAAGCCCGAAGGATCGTTTAGTTTACCATCTTTTTTGAAAGGTTGATACCGTGAGCGTTACAGCAAAAAACAGTGAGTCTGGATTGAATTGGCATTTGTATAACGGCGATTGTTGCGAGGTGATTAAAGACATTCCGGACGAGTCGATTGGCTTTAGCGTTTTTAGCCCGCCGTTTGCGTCGCTGTACGTTTACAGCGACATTATAAACGATATGGGCAACTGCGAAAGCGATGAAGAATTCTTTGCCCATTTTGGGTTCTTAATCTCGGATTTGTTTCGAGTTCTCAAGACGGGTCGCTTAGTGTCGGTGCATTGCATGAACATGCCAAGCACGATTACGCGGGATGGGTACATTGGCATCCGCGACTTTCGCGGCGATATCATTAGAGCGTTTCAGCGTGCTGGATTTATCTATCACTCAGAAGTGTGCATCTGGAAAGATCCGGTTACGGCAATGCAGCGAACCAAGGCACTTGGGTTGCTTCACAAGCAAGTGGTCAAAGACTCATCCATGAGTCGTCAAGGCATCCCGGACTACGTTTGCACTTTTCGCAAGCCTGGAAAGAACGCAGATCCAATCCAAGGCGAGTTCGATCACTTTGCAGGTGAGTCTTTCGAGCAAAGCGGCAATCTATCAATCGACATCTGGCAGCGTTACGCTTCGCCAGTGTGGATGGATATAAACCAAAGCAACACGCTAAACGCAAGGGCGGCTCGAAGCGAATCCGACACAAGGCACATATGTCCATTACAGCTTGATGTTATTCATCGATGCTTGCAGCTATGGAGCAATCCTGGTGATGTTGTATTATCTCCATTTGCCGGCATCGGATCAGAGGGCCACGAGTCGATTAAGATGGGACGAAAGTTCATCGGGATCGAATTGAAGGAAGAGTATTTTGCGGAAGCGTGCAAGAACCTGAAGCAGTGCGAATCCGTCGCATTGCAACCATCTCTCTTTGACGGAATCGAGGTTTAGTATGTACACCTATCGCGGCGAAGTTAAAGCGGTCATCGATGCCGATACTATCGACGTGCTAATCGATCTAGGTTTTGGCGTTCACACTATGGAACGCTTGAGGCTCTACGGGATCGATGCACCGGAGATGAAAACGGAAGCTGGTAAGATCGCCAAAGAGTACGTCAAGAGCGTACTAATGGGCGGCGATGCTTTCAAGTACGTCTACGTCCGCACTCTCAAAGACAAAAAAGATAAGTACGGGCGAAAGCTGGCGGTGCTTTACTTTGATCCTGTTTCGATGCTTTGGGATCACGACGAATCGAAAATCGAGATGATGGTTAGCTCATTTAACAGACAGATTGTGGCAAACGGTCACGCTGTCGAAAGGTATTGGTAATCCTTGGCCGGGTGGACTTGTTCCGCAGGCTGGTGAGCGGTAAGTGCCATCGGTGACGCTCTAAATTAGAGACACCCAACTACCGCAGCAGGGCCATTGTTCGCAATCGCAAGGGGCCTTGCCCCCTCTTCCGCTTTTTGCGGGAGGGGGGTTTTATTTTATCTCAATACTCTAAATCAATTTTGCCATGTATCAACTCAGAGACTATCAACAGGATGCGGTAGATCAGACTTTCCGCATGTTGACGAACGCAGAAACACCAGAAGCGAAGCCGGTTATATGCTTGCCGACAGGGGCCGGAAAATCGCTTGTAATCGCAGAGATAGCACGCCGAGCCGTAGCAGATTTCAGGGGCCGCGTATTGGTGCTACAACATCGCAAAGAGCTAATCGAGCAAAATGCCGAGAAGATCCAGGGCTTGCTACCAGAATACAACGTAGGCTTGTATTCGGCTGAACTTCGACGTCGCGATGTGCTTAATAACATCGTGGTAGCGGGAGTCCAAAGCGTCTACAACAGAGCATCGGAGCTAGGCCATCGCAATCTAGTAATCATCGACGAATGCCACCTAGTACCAGAACGCGATGAGGGCATGTACCGAACGCTACTTGGCAGCATGGAGCTAAACGGTCGATGCAGAGTAACCGGACTAACCGCAACTCCATACCGAACCGGAGATGGATACATCTACGGCAAGGATAAGCAATTCTCGCACTTGATCGAACCGAAAGATGCTGACATTCCGACTTTGATTGAACGCGGATTGCTTTGCAAGTTAATAAGCTCAAGCGCTGAAAGCTCTGTTGATACAAGCGGCTTGCATATTCGAGCGGGTGAATTTATCTCGAAAGAATGCGAGCGGTTATTCGGTGAGCAAGAAATACTAGATGCTTGCAACGAGTTATTAGCAAAGACTCAAGATCGGCATAGCGTTCTGATATTTTCGACTTCGGTGAACCATGCAGCGGCAATTCGGCATATCCTGCAAATGTCGACGGGATCAGTCGTTGAAATGATTCACGGAGGAACCGCAAAGCTAGATCGAGAAAACATCATCGAGCGCTTTCGCCAACTGCGAACGCGATACCTCGTAAACGTCGATGTGCTTACAACCGGCTTTGACGCCCCTGTTGTTGATTGCGTTGCCATCCTTCGAGCTACGGCATCACCTGGGCTATATGCCCAGATCGTAGGTCGAGGGATGCGTCCGCACGAGTCGAAGCATGATTGTTTAATCCTGGACTTCGGAGAAAACATCAAGCGACATGGGCCGATTGATCGAATCAGGCCAGCGCGAAAAACAAGCAGCGAAGCAAGCGGCGAAACCGTTGAAACGGAGCGGAGCGTATCTGGCCGAATGTGTCCAGCTTGCGAGGTAGTACCACAACCGGATCAAATAGAGTGCGAATGCGGTTTTCGATTCCCTGTTGGATTTAGGCACAACGCTACAACCGACGATGCTGAAATCATATCCAGCGATAAAGAGCGGATTTACTGCGTAGTAAATGTGTTTTATCGAGTAGTTAGGCCGAAGAACCAAAGCCCATGTATGTTGGTTGAGTATGCAGTCACAAGCAGCGGCAAGAATCGCATGGAAAACGACATGCCGACGCAGTGGATCAAGTTCGATTCCGCAAACTGCAACGTAGATAGATTCTGTCGGCAATGGTGGAAGAAGCGAACAGATGAACCGTTTCCAAGCGATGCTTACGAAGCGGTCAAGATTGCAAGCTCAGGAGAGTTTCGCAAGCCTAGAATCATCAGTGCATCTAGGCCAAAAGATAAATCATATTGGAAGATCGAATACCCAGGATGGCTAAACGTGAAAGAAGAGGTTGCAAATGAGACAGTTTCCTAAATCGATGACAGAGCGTAGGCAATGGATAACCTGGACACTGACGAGCGACGGCAAGAAAATACCGAACGGTAAATCGAATGATCCTTCTACCTGGACGGATTACGAATCGATCAAGAACGAACCGCGTATCGCGTATGTTTTCCACGAGTCAGATCCTTTTGTTGGGATCGACTTAGATGACTGCATCGATGAAAACGGAACGCTCAACGAAGCAGCTTTTAATGCTTTAAGCATGTTTGAAAACTTAGCATATTGCGAAGTCTCCCAAAGCGGACGAGGTTTGCACTTCATCGTTCGCGGTAAAAAACCGGATTGGTCAGTATGTAGTCGCAACGGTGTAGAGTGCTATGAGCATGGTAGATTCTGGGTTATGACTGGAGATCTTTACTACTACGGAAAGGAACCGACAGAGCCGCAGGAGTGCCAAGAACAGCTCGAAGCGTATTTAGACAAGTACCTACGCATTGAGCAACGCAAGCCGGTGTCTATAATGCAAATCATCTCCGAATCGAAGTTGATGGATCGAATGATTGACTACGCCGACGCTGTGCCAGCATCGAGCGAAGGCGGAAGAAATCAGACTTTATTTAGCCTAGCCGGGCATCTCTGGGCAATGCGTGGAGATGACGGATCACCGCCAAGCCTAGCGGACGTTAAGCAGGTTTGCGAGCGTTGGAACTCTCGATGCTCTCCACCTCTCGATGAACGTGAGCTATCTAAGACAATCGAGAATGCACGCGAAAAAGGATCGCCGAGAGAAGAAAAACCATCTGGATCGATTGCGTTAAGCATGGCGGATATCATCGAAGGTGGAGAGATTGCGGATCGACTCTGGCCGACATTGCGAAGCGAACAAGCTAGCGAAGATGACGATTCAGACGTTGACTTCTGCTTGGCTATGCTGCCCGATGATGGGCTATTGAGGCTTGCGTATGATTACTACTGGGACTTGGCTATCCGACCTAGCCCCATCATGGGCATGGCTGTAGCAATCTCGTTGATGGAGGTGTTATTAGGCCGCAAGGTTGCTACGCACACCGACCTGAGAAGCAACGACTACAACCTAGTCATAGCACAGACGGCAAGCGGCAAAGAGGCTTGCAAGTCGGCTATCACTCGAATCCTAGACGCCGCAGGTGCATCGCAGTTGCTTATGGCGGCGGATGTTCAATCAGGGAATGGGCTGATTACGGCGATGGTTGCAAATCCTTGTAGTATTTGGATCGGTGACGAATTCGGAAAGGTGCTCCAAGGGATCCTAGATAAAAAAGGCAGTCAGCACCTCAAAAACATCGGAAAGCATCTATTGAGCCTATACGGAGAATCAAGCGGTCGATTCCTTGGGGCAGCTCATGCCGCCGGGTCTAAAAACGAGATCGATCAACCGCATCTTTGCATTCTTGGGCTGTCTACCGGATCAACCATCTTCGACGGGATTACTGCGGATCACGTCTCTGACGGATTGCTGAACCGCATTAGCTTTTGGCCGGTGCAAGAGAGGCCGAAGCGGAAGCGTGGCTACTCAAGCCCTGAAATAAACTCGGAGCTTGTTCGACGAGTCGGAGAGTGGTTTGCATTTATCCCAGGCCAAGAGGCGAAAGCGTTCGATGGAGATTTTGGGCAGCGTCAAAACCTAGCCGACATCAACAGCAAAGCGGTCAAGATACGAATCACGCCGGATGCTCAAGAGCGGTGGGAAGAGCATAGTTTTGCGATTGACGCGAAGATGGAAGCGGAATCGTCTCAACGCTCGGCGATGTGGGGACGCACGGCGGCTAGGTCGCTGATGCTGGCAATGGTGCATCGGTGTTCGAGGTTACCCAGCCCTGCCCACGTCGGCAAAGAATCAATCGAGATTCAAGACGTTAATTGGGGCATCAGGCTTTCAAATTGGCTCTCCCGCATCGCTTGCGACCTGGTGGAGCAGAATATGATTGACAAGTCGCTGATGCTTGCCAAAAAGGTTTTAGAGGGCTTGGATGGCAAGGGGCCAATACCAGCCAGAGAAGCGTTGCGGATGTGCAGGAGCCTGACCAGCGGCGACCTCGACTCAGCGGCAACAAAGCTAGGTTTCGAGATCGAGTATCAGCAGACTTCGACGCGAAAAAAGAAATTCTACATACGCAAAAAGCCGTAAAGAAAAACACCCTTTTTTCCTTAAAAAAGAGACTCGCGAAAGCGGGTCTTTTTTCGTTTCTAGGCCGGTCGAATCTGTCACAGAATAGGCCAATTTTGGCGAATGTGTCACAAAAAAGGTGGAAGAAAAAAACTAATACAAGCAGAGAAAAGTATACGCAACACTAATCCACCAAGCGTCATTTGGTCGAATCTGTCACAATCTGTCCCAATGTGTCACGGCGCATCTGTGACAGATTCGACAGCGTGTCTAGGGTGGTTTTTCTTCCCTTAGCTCTTATAGTATAGTAGTAGTATTAGTATTTTATAGTGTTCTATAGTGTTAAGGGTGTTTAGTATCTTACTGTCCTTGAATCTGTCCCACTGTCCGGAGTTTTGGTTTTGGGTAGTTGCTACCCTCTATAGGGGGGTGTGGCTATGGGGGGTGGTTTAGGGGGAGGGGTCTATAGGTGACACATTGACACTTGGACAGATTCGACGGGGTGGATGGACGTCTCGAAAATCGAATCAGGCTTGTCTAACTTTTAGTAACTTACTACACTTCCAACCAAGGAGGGCTAAAGCCTATGGGATCGGATAAATCAAAGATAATTACAACCAGTCAACCGCCGGATCACTGCCAAGCATTTAAACGAGCAGCAAAGGCCGCCGGAATGACTCTTTCGGAGTGGGTTGGTAATGCTTGCCTCAAGCAGATCAAGCGTGAGGACAGGGCAATGCTGACGCCACGACGGAAGCCGGGTCGTAACTGGGAGGATGCAAAGTGATAGAGCAAAGACTTGCGGAGTTGGTTGCTGAACTTTACTCAATGCCGGAATGCGGAGTTGGCGGGCCGTTGCATATTGTCCTGGATGATGGCAATATCGACGACGAAAGCATTTATTTTTGCACGAGGACGAT